GGTGCGCTGCTCGCTGAGCTTGGCCCCACCGCGCAGCAGCCTGGTCGCCGCGACCGCCGTGCCAGCGGTCGTCTCTTTCCCGACCTGGAATCTCCGCAGTTGCTCAATCGCCGGCATTGGCGTCCTCCTGCTTGTTCGTCTTTACCTGGCGCCCGCGAGCCGGCGCCTCGCGGTAGAGGCCGCTGGCGAGTTTGGCGGCCGCGGTGGCCTCGTCTGGCTCGTCATGGTCCGCCGCCACCCAGCCCTCGGGCAGCGGCAGTGTGGTGTCAGGCCCGGTCGGGCCGGTGTAAGTCAGCCTCATGGCTGCAGCACCCCCTGCTGGTCCTCGACGACATCGAGCACGATGCGGCCTCCGATGTAGATGATGCCGCCCCAGTCGAGGGGCAGAGTCCACGAGACCGTGTAGCTGACCCAGCGCGCAGACGGCGACAGCACCACGTCGGCGTGCAGCCGCTCGATGATCGCCTCGATCGCCTGCAGTGCCGTAGCCGCGTTGAGACCGACATCCCATCTGCCGGTGAGGACATCGATGTAGATCGGCGTCGTGCGCAGCTGGCCGGCATACGCGGTCACCGGGTCGCTCGTCTCCGGGTAGACCATGACGGCCGGGAACTCGGCAACAGCCGGAGGGATGGCCTGCGCGCCGACGCCGGCGGCGTGGTAGACGCGCGCGATGCCGCTGGCCGACTGGACCGTGTCGGCGACCGCGCTCACGACGCCGGGCATGTCCCATGTCACTGCTCGCCTCCCAGCCGCTCCCACGTCTGCTCAATGCCGCGCTCGATGGCCTCGATGAGCGCCGGGCGGGCGGCGGCGAGCGCGCCTCCGCCCTTGATCCCGATCCACGGGCGCGGCGGCTGCCCGCGGCTGGACCGGAACGGGCGGCCGCCGAGGGCGATGACCGACCCCTTGCCCCTGGCCCGGCCCTTCCAGCCGCGATACCAGATTTTGCGGCCGAACTCGTAGGCGGCGGCGCCGGGATGGTTGATGCGCACGGTTACCCGCGGCGCCGTGCCGAGCGACGCGCGGCTGACCGCGCCGCGCTTGATCCGGCTTCCCATGGACCCGGGAGCCGCCGATTTGAGCGCAGGGATGAGCACCTCGTCGACGGCGCGCTCAAACGCCCCGCGGATCTCCGGGCTGTCGGTTCCCAGCGCCCTGAGCTGCTTCCGCACGCGCTTGAGCTCGCCCTCCTCGAGCTGCAGCCGGATCTGAATCTGGCCTGATTTTTTGCGCCGCGTGAGCGACTCACCGCCGACTGGCCGTCCCATCACGCCACCCCCGGCAGCCGGAAGCGCTCGACCGCATCGCGGATGTCCGGGTAGACGCCCTGCCATGGCTGGCCGGCGCCCACCTCCGAGCTCGCGAGCACGCCGGCGAACCCGGCAGCCTGGTCGGTCAGCCTCCGGATGACCTGCATGAGCGCCGCCTCGGTGATGGCGCCGGGGTAGACGCGGCGGTAGACCGGCGTTCCGGCCGGATGCGGAGCCGCCGCCGTCCCGTTGACCCCGCGGGTGACGGTCGCTGTCGAGCCGGATGCGGCCACCACCTGCATCTGCTCGTCGCCGATGGCGAGCACGTCGCCGATGTCCAAATCCGACTGACTGAAACTGGCAGAATTCTGCGTCCCGTCCATCGCCGCGGTCAGCGTGCCGGCCGGCGCGACCGTCCAGCTGTAGCCCCAGAGGCCGGTCAGCCGCAGGTACGGGCCGGTGCAGTACGCCAGCAGGCGCGCGTTGTGCGGTGCCGTGCCGTCCGCGAGCAGCGTCCAGCCGGTGAGCGGCGTCCAGGTCTGCCCGTCGCCGCACTCGGCCAGCTCGACCGAGATGCAGTCTGGCACGATGGTCGACGTCCGCCCGGCCGGCACGATGAGCGTGCCGCGGACGGCGCCGAACCGCCGGTTGCACCAGTCGTCGATGCGGCGGCTGGTGTGGGCGATGAGCGGGTGCAGCACCTCGTCGGGGGTGCCGGCTGTCGTGAGCCGGCCGCGGGCGCGCACCTCGGTCGGGCGCACGTACCAGTCGACCGGCTCCGGCAGCACCATCAGCTGTCGCCCTTGCGCGCCTGGCGGCTGCCGCGGCGCTCGGTCTCAGCTCCGCCGGTCCCTGCGCGGCGGAGCGCCTCCTCGGCGTCGGCGCCGACGAGGACCAGCGCAGCGCGCGGGTCCCCCTCAGCGACCGGACGCCCATCCTCGTCGACGTAGATCCGGGTGGGGTCGGTCATGTCATCACCCACTAAGCGAGGGTCACCTCAGCGAACGCGGAGGGCCGGAACACAGCGAACGCGGCCCGCAGGTCGAGGCGGACCGTTTTGATGCCGGCGGTGAACCCCGTTCCCGAGTAGCCCACCTGGATGTCGATGTTGCTCCGCATGGCAAGGGCGGAGTAGTTGGCCCAGTCGCCAACCACGACCTTGCCTGCCGGGACGGCCGACGTCTCGACGACCCGAAGGCCCCAGATCGGCATGTTGAGCGAGCTCGATGGCGGGCCGAAGAGGTACTGACCATCCGTGCTCTTCGCCAGCCTGACAGCCTGGAGGTTGGTCGGGTGGATGACGATGGCGTCTGGCTGGGCGTAGCCGGTCGTGCGGCAGGCCGTGATGCCCTTGTAGATGGCGTCGAGGACCGTGTCCGAGCCCTGCGACACGGCGTTGATGCCGCTCACGTTGCGGACGCCGCGGAGGTTGGGCGCCGTCCCGTTGCCGTTGAGGATCTGGGCATCAAGCCGCTGCCGGATCATCTCCGACAGGCGGGCCCGGATGAGGTCCTCGACGGCCGGGTCGTCCTCCAGCTGCTCCTCGGTGACGGGAATGTTGACAGCGATCTTCTGGACCGGCTCGCTCACCTCGGTGTAGGCGAGGCTGGCCTCCGGGTAGGTGCCGCCCTCAGCCACTTCGGCCGCGGCGTTGGTGAACGTCGACTCGCGGACGTACTTGAAGGCGTTCTGGACCGTGCGGATCATCGGCGGCAGGTCCATCACGAGCGTCGGCCGGGTCGGGGTGACCTCGACACGGCCGGACCGGAGCGTCTCGGGCGGGTAGCCGGCGCTCGTGGTCATGAGCGCCTTGAGCTCGAGCGGGGCGAACGAGACGCCCTGGACCGAGCCGGAGGGCGCGCTCTTGAGGGCGACTGCCAGCCGCGTGGCCAGGTCGCCGTGAGTTGTGCTGCTGCCGGAGATGATCGCCTTGCTCTCCTCGGTGAGCTCACGCCGGCGCTTGGCAGCATCCACCACGTCGGCGATGCGCTCGTTGATGAGCTCCTCGTACCGGCGCTGGTCGGCGACGAATCGCTCGACCTTCGCCTGGTTCGAGATGTCGCCGTAGATGGTCACTGGCCCGAAATCGTAGTTGCCGTCATCCGTTTTGACCGCCTTGGCGGCCACGTGGTCGAGCCGCTCCTGCAGCGTGAGCAGCTCCCGGTTGATTGCCTCGATGCTCACCTGAGCACCTCCTGCGCGATTGATTTGAGCGCCGCGTAGCGGTCCAGCATCGCGGCGGGAACCACGATGCCGGCCGCATGGGCGGCCTTGCCGGCGTCCCCCTGTGCCTGCGGGTCCGCCGCCTGCAGCAGCTCCTCGAGCCGGCCAGCAGCCTCGCGGAGTGCGCCGAGCAGGTCGGACAGCAGGGCACGGTTGGCGGCGGAGAGCATGCGCCCCTCCTTGGCGCGCAGGGCAGCCAGCGCCTCTGCGCGCTCGACCATGTCCGCCAGGTCAGCCCGCAACCCGGCGGCATGATCGCGGAGCGGCCGACCCGCGGATTTGAGCGAGTCGGTCCGCGTTGCGATGCCGGCGCCAACCAGCACCGGGGACACCTCGAGCACATCCATCGCCTGGATGACGCGGACGGCCTTGCCGTCGACGATGTCATCCGACGAGCGCGTCACGTAGTAGGAGAATGACCACTCCTGGGAAGCGCCCCGCTCGCGCAGCACCTCGTAGTGGTCCTTGCCGGCCGTCGTGCCCAGGTACAGCCGCCCCCGCGCGACCGCCCGGTTGCCCTCGACCGAGAGCGTCGCCTCGCCGATCGGCAGGTCGCTGAGGTTGTGCCCCCACTGCATGATGGGCACGGCTTTGCCGGCGGGGACGGCCTCCGGCAGGATGATGTCGTTGTCGCGATCGACCACGCCGAGCGTGGCCCACGTGACCTCGATCTCGCCGGTCGCCTCGGCCGGCGGCGCCGCCGCCGAGAACAGCTTCTGCTCCATCTCCATCGCTGCGATTGTCCCTGTCGTCGTGTGACCCATCTCACTGCTCCGGGATGTACTCGGCGCCGGGGCGCGGCGGCACCTGCGTGACCTGCATGTTGAGCGGCGTGAGCACGTTGTCCCCGGCCTCGCCGATGCCTGGCAGGTCCTCGAGGTCGCGAATCTCGTTGATGGTCATGAGTCCGGCCTGTCTGGCCGCGTTGTATGCCGCGAACCGGCTCTGGAGGTTGCCCTGCAGCAGCGCTGACGGGTCGATGCGGATGAGGTAGTCCGTCCCGGCGCAGAACGCGTCGGTCAGCGCCGACTCGAGGAGCGCGATGTAGGGACGCAGCGTGAGCGTGATGAACGCCCGGTTCTGCTCCTCGAGCCCGCTCCCCCATGACGTCGACTGGGACGCGTCGCCGAGCAGGTGGGGCGGCACGCCGAACACCCGCGCGACCTCGGTGACCGTGAACCGGCGCACGTCGAGCAGCTGGAGGCTCGCCGGGTCGGCGCCTGGCGACTCGAACTTGGCCCCCTGGTCGAGCACAGCCACGCGATGGACGTTGGGTCCGCTGTGCGCCGCAGCGAACTGCTCGGCCAGCCTCCGCGCGTCCTCCGGCGACATCCGGCCGCTGACGTAGATGATGCCGCCCGGCACGCCGGCGCTCGCGAAATAGCGCGCCGCGTAGAGCTCGGCGGCGCGGCCGACGCCGAGCGATTCGAGCACGGCCATGACCGGGCCGCGGCCGCGCAGCCCGTCGAGTGAGCCGATGCGGAGGTGGACGAACCCCGGGCGCGGGCTGCCCCGCACCCAGTCGCGCCACTCGACCCACGACCGGCCATCGACCACGTACAGCCTCTCGCCCCTCGCGTCGCGGCCGACGTCGACCCGCGGCGGCTCGATGAGCGCGAGCCGTCTCGCCTCGCCCAGCGGACCCGGCTCGGCGACGAACACGAACGCGTCGCCCCAGATGAGCAGGTGAGCCAGCAGCCTGCCGATAAACTCCACCCTGGTCTCCTCAGGGTTGGGCCGGCGCCACAGGACGGCCATCTCATCCGGGTTGGCCACCCGGCGGCTGCCGTCTGCCATCGGCTCCATGATGCGCAGCGGCATCGCGGCGATGGACTGGCTGATGAGCGTGACCGCGCGGTAGACCGGCGCCATCGCCAGCGCCGCCTGCTCGTCCATCCACACGCCGGCCTGCGAGTGCAGGCCG